ATTAACCCCTTGCAATAATTGCCGTATTGAATTTATTGGAACGCGACCCATGTACAGCGATTGCGATATTCTGAGATACCCCGTCGCATAACTTGCAGTCTACGCACTGAATACCGTCCGAATCTGCCAGGCATTCGATCTCACCAGGTAATAAACCATCGCCTTCCATTGCCACGCGGAATGTTTTAGCGCCTTGCTTTTGATATTTGGTCGCTTGTTTGGGGGAGTCAGCCGATACCTGGCATAACGTGAAATACCGCTGATCAAAATTCTTGTGATTGGCCTGGTGCGTGTAGCCGGTATGCGCTCTAGCCAATCTTGCGATGATGTGGAATACCTCAAAGGGTACAGCGGCGGGATCACCATACGCGCCCAATCTCACAACACGCGACCGAAAGTAATCAGCGTGGAGCTGGTGATCATATTGTTCATACAATCCGCGCTTGTAGCTTTTCCAAATCTGATTAGGTGCCTGGTAAACGCTCACATAACACGCGCCATTATTGAAGTGACGATGGGGACAGCTACCACAGATCGATGAATCCTCGCCGGTCTTTGTAGCTTCCACGGGGTTGATATCGTCGCGGAGTATCCAGGTTTGGATTGCATCGCCGGTCTTTACGTTAGACGTTGATAGCGTAGCGATAACCACAATCGGAGCGCCGTCTAGTACCGATGGGCCCTGGTATAGAATAAAGCCACGTCGTTTAGGTAATGCTTTAGGGGGTGTCTTTTTGCCTAGCATGTCGATATCTCTTTTTGTTTGATTGGTTGATGGTGCAAAGCGCACCCGAAAGGACACCCGCAGATGTCCGATCGGCTGAGCTTTAATCCCATTGCTTAGGATATTTTTCTGTCCAGTAAACTCGCTCGCCGTCATCGCCACCGCTCAATTCGTGACATAGCGGGACAATGTATCTGGCCGCATAATCCTCGTATGAGAGGCGCGTATCGTGTGATTTGACTTCACAAACGATATCGCCGTTTTCCTCTACCAATTGATATTCGTGATACATGGTTTGATCCTCTTTTAGTTGAATAGTGGGGGGATTGCTCCCCCCGTTTGATTTACTGCTTATCGACATCGTCGAGCCACAATTCCAGCTCGTCTATCATGTCGGAGACTGACATCTGTCCAGGCGCTAAATTGTCCCGACCAAATATCCACATCGTCTCGCCGTATGTGGTGGAGATGTAGCCATCTTTTAAGATGACCTCAAAGCACTCGGAATCGCTGGCGATCTCGAGAATTTGGTTTTGATATGGGCGGCAAGCCCGCTTGATAGCTGATAGAGACATATGTCCCCCCTTGTTAGCTAGTGAATGATGGGCCGCGTTATGCGGCCTTCTCCAGTCTTTCTGCTAATACGCTTGTGAGATTTGGGAGCTCAATTCCGAATTCCTTGTATAGGTCGATCATTGCATCGTTTCTCCACTCTCTATATTGCTCATGCTTTTTATAATCCCCCGCATCTATTGCTCTTGTCGCGTCTCTGCTCCATGTCTCGTATGAGTTGATCAGTGATGCGATTCGCTTTGCTGTTGCGTTCTCTAGTTTCATGTCTTTGCCCTCCCTGGGCGTTCGTTGTTGATGTGTTCATTATGGATAGATAGAGGATAGATGGAAGAGAATGTGACAAAACTTTTTTATTATTTTTGAAATGTGACATTTTGAGCTGAATATTCTCTTGGGGTATTGGTGTCCAGCTTATGGGGTACTTCATCCATCCTCACTCTCCACATTTCTCTCCACATTTCTTACCACATCTATTGGCATTCTCAGTGCCACAATCTAACGACCGAATATGTAGCCAGAGGATCAGTGTAAAACCGACAGAAACAGGCAAATGCAGACAAAAAAATAGAGGGGGGAGGGGTAGTTGTAGTTGTTAGGTGTATATAGTACCCCCCCAGACACAAAAAAGAGTCATTTACGCCTTATTCCAAGTCCTTGATCCACCTCATGTTTTTATAACCGTTTTGCATTAGCATTCTTATCAGGTAAGGTGGGGGTTGTAGAGTCCGTAGTATATATATAGGATAGGGAGGGCGGGTTGGTTAAGTAACCTGTGTTTTTTTATGACAGACAAGAGAGTGGAAGTACCCGAAGACGACAGTTTGACTTACAAGCAACGTCGTAAAGCGCAGATAAAAGAAGAAAAGAAGCGCACTAAACCCAGTAGACAAGCATTAGCCGCTAATTCTAAAGGTGGTAGAGTTAGCAAAGGCCGTCCTAAGGGTGATGCGGCCATTATCAATGAGTACAAAGCAAGGATGTTGTCGTCTCCTAAAAGTAAACACGTACTTAATACAATATTTGATGCCGCGTTAGACAATGACCACAAGAATCAAGCCGCCGCATGGAAGTTAGTCATGGATCGGATATTGCCCGTAGCCGCATTTGAAAAAGATGTCGTGCAAAATGGCGGCAAATCTGCTATTCAGATCAACATTACTGGGGTTGGCACGGCAGATGTTAAAGAAATCGACCCTAACACTATCCAACCTACGGTTATTGATGGGGATAACGGTGAAATACTTTAAACGAGAAGAGTTTAACTGTACGCACACCAACAAAAACGAAATGGATGACGCATTTCTGGAGAAATTGGATCAGTTGCGTGAGTTATGTGGTTTTCCCTTTAAGATTACGTCGGGTTACAGGGATGAAACCCACCCCAACGAGGCCCGAAAAGAAGTTCCTGGCACACACAATCAGGGTATCGCGGCTGATATTGCCGTATCTAACGGTGCAGAACGCATGAAAATCGTAAAGATGGCAGTTGCTCTACGATTTAATGGCATAGGTGTTGCCAAAACATTCGTACACGTGGATACCCGTACAACAACTCCCGTTTTGTGGACATACGCATAATGCTTCATACAAAACATATTACGCTAACAAACGCTACTGAGCAGACACTGTTTACTATACCGACAGGCTACACGATACATATTGTGTATATCTTTATTGCTAACCACGGTGGCAGTACAAACCAAGTAAGTCTTTGGTGGGAGACAGGTGGCGTAGATCAGATGTACTTCTTTGATAGCACTAGCATTGGTGCAGGTAACAAAGAAATCATAGGTGGTCAAAACGACAACGGTATCTTTGTACTGCATAATGGAGACACTGTAAAAACTCAAGCATCTTCATCAACAGGGCAAATGGAAGTAGCAGTTACCTTCCAGCTACTAGAAAGGTCACAAGCGTTTAGTAACTTCAATGGATCTTAATATTGAGCTACTGCCTTGGCAACAACAGGTCTGGGCAGACGATACTCGTTTTAAAATCGTAGCCGCCGGTAGACGGACAGGTAAGTCACGTCTTGCGGCATGGATGTTGATTGTTAATGCGCTTCAAGCCGATAGGGGTCATGTATTTTACGTCGCACCTACTCAAGGACAGGCCAGAGACATCATGTGGCAGACCCTTCTTGAGCTTGGTCATCCTGTTATCGCTGGTAGTCACATCAATAATCTACAGATCAAACTGGTCAACGGAGCAACCATCAGTCTCAAAGGTGCCGACCGACCAGAAACCATGCGAGGTGTCTCGCTAAAGTTCCTTGTTCTAGACGAATACGCGGATATGAAGCCCGAAGTATTTGAACAGATACTTAGACCCGCCTTGGCGGATCAAAAAGGATGTGCAATGTTTATAGGCACACCTATGGGAAGAAACCATTTTTATGAATTGTACAAATATGCGGAGTTAGGGGATGATCCGACGTACTGTGCCTGGCACTTTACTTCTTATGACAATCCACTATTGGACAAAAATGAAATTGATATCGCTAAGAGGAGTATGTCTAGTTATGCGTTCCGTCAAGAATTTATGGCATCGTTTGAAGCTCGTGGGTCAGAAATGTTTAAGGAAGATTGGGTTCGGGTCGAAGCTGATAAAGATCCCAGCGGGGACTACTACATCGCCATCGACCTCGCCGGCTTCGAAGAAGTCAACAAAAAGCGCACCAAAAACCAAAAGCTCGACGAAACGGCGATCGCCGTCGTCAACGTCTCGGAAGAAGGCTGGTACGTCGAAAACATCATCCACGGCAGGTGGACGCTCGACGAAACCGCGATCAAAATCTTCCAAGCGGTAAGAGACTACAAACCCGTATCGGTGGGTATTGAAAGGGGTATAGCCAAGCAAGCGGTTATGTCCCCTTTGACTGACCTACAAAAAAAGTATGGCACGTTTTTTCGGGTGCAAGAACTCACCCACGGCAACAAAAAGAAGACCGATCGGGTCATGTGGGCGCTACAAGGTCGTTTTGAAAACGGTTATGTCACATTAAACAAAGGCGATTGGAACGTAAGATTTCTTGACCAACTGTTCCAATTCCCTGATCCTTTGACCCATGACGACTTAGTGGACGCTTTGGCGTACATTGACCAATTGGCTCAAGTAGCTTATGACTACGAATACGAAATAGACGACCACGACATCTTAGACATAGTGGCGGGATACTAATATGGACGAGATATACGAGCAGGATCCTTTGATGGTTGAACAATCCGTAGAGGATTGGGTGATAACAAAGTGCGAAAACTGGCGGGATTACTATGAATCTAACTATGAAGCGCGTTTTGAAGAATACTATCGGCTTTGGCGTGGGATTTGGGATCCTGCTGATAGCGAGCGTCGGAGTGAGCGTAGCCGTATTATTTCTCCTGCTCTACAGCAAGCTGTTGAATCCAACGTGGCAGAGCTGGAAGAAGCTACATTCGGTAGAGGAAAGTGGTTTGATGTCTCCGATAATCTAGGCGATACCTCTAGGGACGACGTTCTTTTCCTAAGAAACAAACTCACCGAAGACTTTGAAGACTGCATGATCCGCAAGTCTGTTGCGGAATGTCTTATCAATGCCGCCGTATTTGGTACAGGCATTGGCGAAATTGTCATTGAAGAAATGAAAGAAATGGCACCTGCCACCCAACCGATTATGGATGGGGATCTTCAGGCAGTAGGTGTCAATGTCCAAGATCGGGTCAAAGTAAAACTACGCCCTGTCCTACCTCAGAACTTTTTGATTGACCCTGTAGCCACTAGTGTTGATGAGGCTATGGGTGTTTGCATTGATGAGTTTGTTAGTAAGCACCAAGTCGAGCTATTGCAGGAGCAAGGTGTATACCGTGATACCTATGTAGGATCTGCGGCTCCTGATACTGACCTCGAACCCGATCAAGACATTACGATCTACAACGATGACAAGGTTCGACTCACTAAATACTACGGCCTCGTTCCTAGAGAACTTCTTAGCGAAGCTATGGATGAGGAAGTTGAGGAAGAAGGTAAGTATGTAGAGGCCGTTATTGTTGTTGCTAACGGTGGCACACTTTTAAAAGCGGAAGCTAATCCGTACATGATGGGCGACAGACCTGTCGTAGCATTCCCGTGGGATGTAGTGCCTGGACGTTTTTGGGGAAGAGGCGTCTGCGAAAAAGGCTATAACAGCCAAAAGGCTTTGGATACAGAACTCAGGGCGCGTATTGATGCACTGAGCTTAACGATTCACCCAATGATGGCGCTTGATGCAACTCGATTGCCACGAGGCGCAAAGCCAGAAATCCGTCCTGGCAAGATGATTCTTACGAATGGAGATCCCCGTGAAGTGCTTCAACCGTTTAACTTTGGTCAGGTTAGCCAGATTACGTTCGCGCAAGCCGGAGCGTTACAACAGATGGTTCAACAAGCCACCGGTGCAGTTGATTCTGCTGGCATCGCTGGACAAGTTAATGGGGAGTCAACAGCGGCTGGTATTAGTATGTCTCTTGGTGCTCTTATTAAGCGTCATAAGCGCACCCTTATTAACTTCCAACAGTCTTTCCTAATCCCATTTGTTAAGAAAGCCGCACATCGGTATATGCAGTTTGATCCTGAAAACTATCCGGTTGCAGACTACAAGTTCAATG